GTTAGCACTCCTCTCGTAATAAATGACATTAGAATCAACTTCTACATCACTTGTGGGTTTGTATTCATCACCAACAAGGACAAACCATCCTTCGGTGCGAGGGTTTTCGGTACCAACCGGAGAAACGGCCGTGTAAATGTACTCAACCACTTCCTCCTCATCGCTTGAATAGAATTCCATGGGAACCACATCCTGCGCGTTGATGGATACGTGTCCGGTAATCTCAAGGGATACGGTACCCTTACCATTCTTGGTAGTTTGAAGTGTGAAACCACTTGTTGATAATGCATTCATGAGTTTAACCGCTACAAAACCACCATTGGCCTTGTCACCAACCCACCAAATGTCTTTGAAATCTGTTTGATTCAACTTTGCTCTCGGTACAATCTTGGTAGAATCTGAACCGTCAATATCTGCACATCCAAGCGCCATTTGAATGAGTTCCGGTGATGTACCAAGGCCCGTTGTTGACATCTTACATTCCCAAGAATCAAGGTGCTTCATTTCTTTCATGTTCAAAGGAACATTATCGACATCCTCACCAAAATCGGAAAATGTAGGATTACAAGCAACATTGATACCACCCGTAGTGGCACAAATGATGTCCGCATCGAGCACGTTAGGTGATGAGGGGTCAAATCTCTTGAGAAGCATACCTGCATCTAATTGCAATGCCTCAAATGTATTTTGAGGAATCTTTGTAAATCTTCCCATCTCGTGTCTCCTTTCGTTAATATGCGGTTAAATATTCCGCATTTACATTTAAATAAATTCGTTTAATCTGCTCATCTAATTGGTCACCCATGCGTTGTGCAAACGGTGTACCCTTAACGAGCCACACATAACCGTCATCAAGTTTCATCCGATAAAATCCAAATTCGGCAAGTGTTTTGGCAATGCTATCGGCAATTTGGGTGATTCTATACCATGATGTGGACCTATCCCAAATAGATGCATTCAAAACCACCATGTTACCAAGTGAATCGGTCGCTTGACTATATGTGATATAGGGAAAAGTTAACGGTACCATGTTACCTTTTGAATCCGGTACCTCATCCGGTACGCTGTTTTCATCAAAGGCAGGTACCCCAAACATATTCCAAAATGTATCAATTGCTTGAGCCTTGTCCATTTGGTATCTCCCATTCTTCCGCGCTCACTTGCCTCATGTTGAGGTTTGCGCTTTGCGGTGTGTGCTTATCATCACCATCGGATTTTACACGAAATATTTTGTTATCTCGTAACCTTTTAAATACATCGTGATATTGAAGATTCATGGCCTTCGGTGTGGTGATAGTATAAAGAGCGGTGACCCCTTGTTGCTCCGCGATTCTTGCCTCAATCGAGGAATCAAGAACAATGGCCGCTTGGAATTCCGCTCCATTAATCCAAGAGGAAGTATATCCACCGTATCCATCGGCAACGGTCCTTTTGTCAAGCAATATGCAATTCTCCATTGCTTCGCTTAAAAGTGACATTTATATCTTCCTCCATTTGTTCAATCTGTTAGCGAATGCACTTTGCCAAGAGGCTCCGGATGCTCCGGAAGTGTTACCGGATGCCTTTGTATAAGAATATCCACCAAATGATTCGCTCTGATACGGTGAACTTGAAGCCTCACCATATTTGGTAATCCATGCATCTATTTCCGCATTCAAATCAAGCACTTCTTTAGGAATCGACATGAATCTCACGGTACCGACAAATAACTCATCAGTAAGCGCAAGGTTTTCATCGTTTTTATAAACGCCATCATTGAATATGGAATCAAAGATTGCAAAATATTGATTTGGCTTAATCATTTCGTTGAAATCACGGTCAACAATCTTACCATTTCGGATTTCAAAGGCTCCGTGCATCGGTCTTTGGTTTCTGTCAAACCAATTCCGTAACTCTCGGCATAATTCACTTAACATCTTCTTTTTTCTTTCTGCCTCTCTTGGGCGTTTCAACGGGTTTCTCTTCGGCAACAACTTTAGGCTCCGGTTTTGTTTCCTTGATTTCTTCAATCATGGGTTTATGCCTACGATTTTTGTCGGTAAGCAACTCATCAATACGCTCCGGAGTAACATCGATACCCTTGCGGGGGTAGGTATCCCCCGCGTGGTATCTGTAATCGTTGTCTTGGAGGTCCGCAAAGTTCATTAAAACTTTGTACATGCTTAAACTCCTTCATCTTCCAACACAAGGCCCGTAAGGTCAAATACCTGCTTGGTGCTCTTGGTTGCATTGGTCTGCCACAATACAAGTTTTTGGTCTGTGCTTGCAATCTTAAATACGCCGTTGTGGTCGGTATCTTCAATTGCTTCAACAAGGCCCGTGCCCTCGCTCGGCTGTAAACCAACCTTAAGAGATGTTACACCTTGAGCGGGTGCGCTCCACTTAAGTGCGAGGAAATAACCGTCACCGGATAAAGGTCCGGAGGGTGACAAACCACCTTCAACAAATGTTAAAGTACCGCTAATCTTGTTACCCTTTACTTCCACATCATCTTGGAAATCTGCGGGTGTTTTGTCGGTCCAAGGATATGTTGTCTCATCGGCTTCCGACTCTACCGTGAGACCTACGAGGGGTTTGAGTCGATGGTTTCGATTGCTACACCATCAGCATATTCAAACCAAAGGGCCATGCCCATGAGTGCGAATCCTTCACCAACTGCGGTGTTGTAATTGCCTTGAACGTGGAAACCAATAAGATTGGTGTCACCGTCTGTGGTGTATACAAGTCCGAGTTTCTCGAATTCGGTTGAAGGGTCAACGTAGTAAATGATGAGGTTGTCGGAAGGAATTGCAATAACCTTACCCTGCTCGATTTCAGATGTAACGATTACAGCCTTTGCACCAAGGAAATCCTTGATGTATTCAAGGCCAAATAAGGTCTGAATGGATACCTGCGCACCACCAAGATATGCGTAAAGGTCAAGAGTATTAACAAATACAACAACATCGGTGATGTCCTTGCGCATCTTCTTGAATTTATCCTTAACCTTACCAATTGCCATTGCAACAGCCATTTGGAATGTAGCATCATTTCCGGTCATTGCATATGTGTCATCGGTAATATTGGTGTAGAATCTGTCAAGAACTACGCCCTGCAACTGATTAAGAAATGCATCATCTGTCTTTTGAACGGCAATCTCTGCACCGTACTTATCAACATCCTCAATGGGTGTTGCCTTTGCATACTTCTCAAGTTTGAGGTCTGCATAAGATAATTCCTCAACAGCCGCCTTGGAATAAGGAATTAAACAACCTGCATCAACATCACCGGATTCAAGTGTTACGGTAGCGGTGTAAGATTTAAGTTTTGTACCTGCCTGCTTCTCAATAGGTCTTGAAATACCAAGTACCTCTTGAAGTGCCTGCCAATTACGGCCAAATCTTGTTACAAAATCAATTTCTCTCGCGGTAACGTTGGTATATACGTTAGGTAAATTGTCGCGAGGGTTCGTGAATGTTTCAACATTAACGGGTGTACTCATTTTTAATGTCCTCCTTGTTTGATGTACTCACCCCAAGCCTTTTGTCGCTCGGTGGTGTCTTTGATTTTCATAATATCATCTTTTGACATCGCTCCACCACCATTGTTGGGAGGCGTTGCGGTGCCTGCACCTTGAGTACCTTCGGTAGTAATGAAATCCGCCCATTCTGTCTTAAGAGACTTTTTAAGGTCATCCGCACCCTCAATCTTGCCATCCTTGTCAAGTTTAATCTTGTCAAGTTCTGCCAAACGAGCCACGGATTCAATACGTTTCTCCGAAATACCGATTTCCTTAAGAAGTGCCTTATATGCACCCTTCTTGGATTCATTGGTTTTTTCGGTCTCAATATCTGCCTTGTACTTGTCAAAATCTTCCTTAAGGGCCTCATACTTTACTTTGTACGAATCTTCCTTACCGGAATCCTTTAACTTCTCTTTGGCCTCATCCAATTCGGCTTTAACACCGTCATATTTTTCGGCCTTTTCCTTAAAACTATCGCGCTCGGTCTTAAGACCTTCAATAGTTTCGGCGTGAGCATTGATGATTTCATCCACCTTGTCCGCTTCGATTCCTAAAGCGTTTAAAAATTTTCTCGTAAGTGCCATATTAAATTATCCTCCATTTCTTCGGCGTACACTACTTCGTACCTTTTCACCCTCATTATAAAATAATTTTCAGAAAATTTAAATATAAAAACTTTTTTATAAATAATTGTTGACATTACATGTAAACCATGATACAATGAGTATAGTTAAAGAAGGAGGTCACAAAGATGACAGTAAAAGAGTTAAGAGAAGAGATTAAAAGAACCATCATCGCACAAGGTGGTAAAATTTATAACTTTAATTATAACAATCTTAAAGCAAGATACGGTATCACCGTGACACAGTTTCAGAATACGGTTAGTTATTTTCAGTATTCACCACAGCAAGCAAAGTTTCGTGAAACCTATAATTTTCATTAAAAAGAGCGGAGGCGTAAAGCCTCCCTCCACCAAGGAGGTTTATATATGACATTACCGGAAGCACTCGCAATCACAAACATCCGTGAAGATGAATTGAACCGCATCAATCTTAAAGCCATTGATTTTGTAATTGAGGATACCAAAAGAGCCATGGATAAAGATTTTGACCCATATGGACATCATAGAAAATATATTGAAGCACTTGAAACAATAAAAAAGGAGGTAGAAAAATGACAAAGAAAGAAATGATGTACGAAATCATAAGCAACACCAAGTTAAGCGGTTTGAATGAAAATAACATCACAAGAACACTCGCAAAACTTAAAAGGTCTCGCGTAGAGGAGGTTTATAACGTATTTGTAAACGATAAG